CCCGCGACAAAAGAACAGCGTTCATCTATCGAGCCCTGGCTCCTTCCGTAAGGATGAGTGACCTAACTGCCGAAGTGAAGCAATGATCAGAAATGATCTGCTTTATTTCGGCAGTTATTTTTTGCCTATTTTCTGCTCCTGCTTCACTTCTCCGTGAAGAAAGGAACAGAACAAATGAAAATCAAGTACGAATTTGCCAATGAGACCGTAGAAATCGAAGTGTCTGAAGAATGGGGAGCGATCCTCGTAGATTTGGACAGACAGGAATACAATAACGACCATGCCCAGAGTCGCAGGCATTGTTCGCTGGATGCGTTAAACGTAGACGGTAATCTCATTCCAGCTGATGAAAATATGGAACAAACACTGATCGATGCTGAGGAAAAGGAACGTCTGACAGAAGCCATAACGAGACTGGAGCCACGGCAGCAGCGGCTGATACAGCAAGTCTTTTTCGAGGGACGGAAATACACTGACATTGCCCGGGAAGAGGGCATTGACAGATCAGCTGCCAGCCATGCCATGCAGCGTGCAATAAAAAAATTAAAAAATTTTTTGTAACAGACCGTCACGTTTTGGCTTTCCCGTGGCCTAACAGTGAAGGGCAACACAATACAACCCTTCAGAAAGGACAAAGAAACATGAAGCACAATTTGAAAATCAGTGTTTCCAGGGAACCCAAAACAGGTGGTGTTGTCGCTTGTCGGAATGTAACGATCCGGGATCGGCTACTGACTTTTCTTTTGGGTCCCAAGCAAAGGGTGATGATACTTATCCCCGGTGACAGCGTGGATACGGTTTCTATCACAGAAGTAGGAGGTATGGCCTGTGAAGCTGTATGAGGTAAATCAGTTGATCTCCAGCATTTTCGACCAGTTGGTCAACCCGGACACCGGAGAGGTTATTCCGGACGAGGCACTGCTTGCCCAGTTGGATTCCCTCCAGATGGAACGCAGTCGTATTCTGGAATATCTGGCCAAACTGGTGCTGAACACCAAATCTGAGGTTGCTTCCCTCAGGGAAGAGGAACAGCGGCTTCGGGATCGCCGTGGAGGTCTGGAACGGAAGATCGACCGGCTTATGGCCATCCTCGACCGGGAATGCGCCGGTGAAAAGACCAACTGCGGTGTGGCCACTGTCTGCTACCGCAAAACCACCAAGGTGGATGTGGCGGACGGTCCTGCGGCGATTCTCTGGCTGAAAGAAAACGGCTACGACAGCTGTTACAAGCAGCCTGCTCCGGAAGTCAGCAAGACCGAAGTCAAAAAGTTGCTGTCTGCCGGTAAGGAAATTCCTGGGCTCAGCTTGGTGCAGGATCTGTCCTGTTCCCTGCGTTAAGGAGGTAGTCCCATGCTGAAAATTACAAACGGAAAAATCTGCCGCGCCCAGAAAGTAGTGCTGTATGGCTCCGAGGGTATCGGCAAAAGCACCCTGGCGGCACAGTTCCCCAATCCTCTGTTCATCGATACGGAAGGCGGCACTTCCCATATGGATGTCCGCCGGATCGAGCGTCCCAGCAACTGGACGCAGCTGATTTCCATCCTGAAGGAAATCGCTACTACTCCCGGGATTTGCGGTTCCTTGGTCATCGATACCGCAGACTGGGCAGAGCAGTTGGCTGTCAGTCACATCTGCTCCAAGTTCAAAAAGAGCGGCATTGAGGACTTCGGCTACGGCAAGGGCTACACCTATCTGGCAGAAGAGTTCGCGGAATTCTTCACCGCTCTGGATGCCATCATTGCGGCCGGGATTCATGTGGTGGTCACTGCCCATGCCAAGATGCGGAAATTTGAGCAGCCGGATGAGATGGGGGCTTATGACCGCTGGGAAATGAAACTGTCCAAGCAGGTGGCCCCTCTGTTCAAGGAATGGTGCGATATGTTGCTGTTCCTCAATTACCAGACCTATGTAATCACCACCGAAAGCAAGGTCAGTAAGGCCCAGGGCGGCAAGCGGGTCATCCATACCAGTCACCATCCCTGCTGGGATGCCAAGAACCGTCACGGTCTGGCACCTACTCTGGATTTGGACTATGCCAACCTGTCTCATCTGTTTGGAGGCACACCGGCGATGTCGAATACTCCGGCTCCTGCCGCAGAACCGGTACCCACACAGCCTTCCGTCCGCCCTCCTCTGGAGGTGCTGAAGGACATGATGATGGAAGCGCAGATTTCTGCCATTGAAATCCAGGAGATTGTCGGTAGCAAGGGCCATTTCCCCACTGGAATGCCCATGGAGGAATATCCCGAGGCCTTTATCACTGGATGGATCATTCCCCATTTCCAGAAAATCGTAGAAACCATTGAAGCCAACCCGGATCGGCTTCCGTTCTAAAAATTAGGAGGTAACTATATGAGCAACTATAACAACAACCTGGTCATGGACTGGGATGATGCCATCGTCGATGACGGCATGGAATATGTCATCCTGGAGGAAGGCGACTACAACTTCGTGGTGCGTGATTTTGAACGCGGCCATTTCCCCGGCAGTGCCAAGCTGCCCGCCTGTAATAAGGCAATCCTGACTCTGGAAGTGGATACCCGTGAGGGAACCGCTACAGTCAAGCACGATCTCATCCTCTGCCGCACACTGGAGTTCCGTCTCTCCGAATTCTTCCGCTGCATCGGTCAGAAGAAACACGGCGAACGGCTGGTCATGAACTGGAACAAGGTGGTCGGCTCCAAGGGGCGTGCCCATTTCAAGCCCCGTCCCTACACCAATAAGGATGGTGAGCAGAAAATGGCCAACAGTGTAGACACGTTTTGCGATTACAATCCTGCCTTCTTCCCCGAGGAGCAGACTCCTGCATGGGTGGCAGAAGCTGAAAAGGCCCAGCCTCAGGCCTGGGAGCAGAGCGGCTTCTGATGATGAACCTGAGACCGTATCAGGCCCAGGCGAGAGATGCGGTCATTGCCGAGTGGGACAAAGGGCACCGGAAGACCCTTCTGGTGCTTCCCACCGGCACCGGTAAGACCGTAGTATTTTCTTCCATCGTAGGCCACCGTGTGGCCCGCGGTGGCAAGGCACTGATTCTCGCCCATCGAGGTGAACTGCTGACACAGGCGGCGAACAAACTGCTGGCAGTTACCGGGCTGCCCTGCGGACTGGAAAAAGCAGAAAGTACCAGTTTGAACAGTAACCACAAGATCACCGTGGGTTCCGTTCAGACCATGGCGCAGCCGCTCCGTCTTGCTAGATTTCCCAATGATTATTTTACCGACATCGTGGTGGATGAGGCCCACCATTGCCTGTCGGACAGCTACCAGCGTGTGCTGGAGCATTTTCCCAATGCCAATGTGCTGGGAGTTACCGCCACCCCGGATCGCGGCGACATGAAGAATCTGGGCCAGTATTTTGACAGTAAGGCTTTCGAATACAGCATGGGCCAGGCCATCCGTGAGAAGTACCTGTGCCCCATAAAGGCACAGATGATTCCCCTGGAACTGGATATTTCCGGAGTGAAGATCAGCAACGGCGACTTCAGTTCCGGAGAAATCGGAAATGCTCTGGAGCCTTACTTACATCAAATCGCACAGGAAATGCTGCATTACTGCCAGAATCGGAAAACGGTTGTGTTCCTGCCCCTGGTTCATATCTCCCAGAAGTTCCGGGACATTCTGGAAACGGTGGGATTCCGTGCCGCCGAGGTCAACGGCAACAGTTCAGACCGGGAGCAGATTCTATCGGACTTTGAATCCGGAAAATATGATGTTCTCTGCAATTCCATGCTGCTGACGGAAGGGTGGGACTGTCCCTCCGTGGACTGTGTGGTGGTGCTGCGGCCTACCAAAATCCGGAGTCTCTATCAGCAGATGGTAGGCCGTGGAATGCGGCTGTATCCCGGAAAGGATCACCTGCTACTGTTGGATTTCCTCTGGTTGTCCCAACGGCATGATTTGTGCCGGCCCTCTGCGCTTATTTCCAAAGATGCGGTCATCGCTCAGATGATCGATCAGCGGATGAGCGATGAAGAAGACGGCATCGATCTTCTGGAAGCCGAGGAAGAAGCAGAAAAGGATGTTCTGACAGAGCGTGAAGAGGCACTTGCCCGGGAACTGGCAGAAATGCGGATGCGGAAACGCAAGCTGGTAGATCCACTGCAGTACGCTGTTTCCATTGCCGCGGAGGATCTTGTGGGATATGTTCCCACCTTTGCTTGGGAGATGGCACCACCTTCAGAAAAGCAACTTGCTTTCCTGGAAAAACGGGGCATCTTCGCAGAGTCCGTAGAGAACATGGGCAAAGCAAGCCTTCTCATTGACCGCTTGAAGCAGAGACAAAACCTGGGGCTGGCTACACCGAAGCAGATTCGCTGTCTGGAACGATACGGATTCCGTCAGGTCGGCACCTGGCAGTTCGATGATGCCAGAAAAATGATTTCCCGGCTGTCCATGAATAACTGGCGGATACCCATGGGCATCACGCCTTCTAAATATCAACCATAATCGGAGGTTAAATTATGAGCAACATTTTATCTGCGCTGAAGCAGATCAACCCTGGTGCGGTATCGTACCAGGAATGGATCAATGTAGGCATGGCCCTGAAAGCGGAAGGCTACGGTTGGGAGGTCTGGGATGACTGGAGCCGGGCAGACAGCCGCTACCATGCGGGTGAATGTGAGCGGAAATGGAGTACCTTCCGTGGCAGCACCTCTCCCATTACCGGGGCGACCATCGTGCAGATGGCAAAGGACTACGGTTGGACACCT